AGAGATCATCTAAAAGACCATGACGTTGTATTTAGACCGAATGAAGGGCCTCAAACTACCTTTTTAGAGTCTCCAGAAAGAGATATATTGTATGGTGGAGCAGCTGGTGGTGGCAAATCTTATGCACTTTTAGCCGATGTACTAAGAGATGCATCAAATCCTAACCATAGAGGGCTGTTATTAAGAAGAACATTAGCTGAATTAACAGAGTTAATAGATAAAAGTAGACAAGTATACACAAAAGCATTTCCCGGTGCAGTATTTAAGCAAGCTAAATCAACATGGGAGTTTCCATCTGGGGCTAAAATATGGTTTTCTTATGTAGATGATGACCGAGATGTAACAAGATACCAAGGACAAGCTTTTAATTGGATAGGAATAGACGAAATAACACAGTATCCTACTCCATACACATGGAATTACCTAAGATCTAGGCTTAGAACAACAGATCCAGCACTTGGTATGTACATGCGTTGCACAGCAAACCCCGGAGGTGTAGGAGGCTGGTGGGTAAAGAAGATGTATTTAGATCATGCACCACCCGGAGAACCTTTTTGGGCTAGAGATTTTGATAATGGAGAGATATTAAAGTATCCTCCTAGACATACGAAAGCAGGGGAGCCTTTGTTCCTAAGAAAATTTGTTCCTGCAAGATTAACAGACAATCCATATCTGTTTGATGATGGTCAATACGAAGCAATGTTGATGTCATTGCCTGAAGTAGAAAGAAAAAGACTACTTGATGGAGATTGGGATGTAGCCGAAGGTGCAGCCTTTACAGAGTTTAGTAAAAGTATGCATGTTTCTGAGCCATTTGACATTCCGGAAGGTTGGGCAAGAGTAAGAGCAGGTGACTATGGTTACAGCAGCCCTTCTTGTATACTTTGGGGTGCAATAGATTGGGATAACAATCTTTGGGTGTATAGAGAGCTATATGTTAAAGGATTTACTGGTGAAAGACTTGGAGATACAATAGCTATGATGGAAAAAGACGATCCACCCATGCAATTAGCTGTTTTAGATGCAAGTTGTTGGAACAGAACAGGTCTAGGACCTAGTATAGCAGAAACAATGATAAAAAGGGGTGTAAGATGGATACCATCAGACAGAAATCGTATGGCAGGAAAAATAGAAGTACACAGAAGGTTAGCTTGTGATGACTATGGAAATCCTCGTGTTCGTATTTTTTCCACTTGCAATAATCTTATCAGAACTTTGCCCACGTTGCCTCTGTCTAAGACTAATCCTGAAGACGTTGATACAAAAGCTGACGACCATGCGTATGATGCACTAAGATATATGGTAATGAGTAGAACTTTAGTAAATGCACACAACACACATAGAATGACAAGACAAACACAAAAATATGAACCACAAGATCAAGTATTTGGATATTAATAAATGGATGAAATAAGTTTAAAACAAGCATTAGAACTATCATTAGAGACAGTTACATCTCCTGATAAGAGAGTTATGTACACTAATGCTTTTAATAATGCTGTAGATGCAGGATTTGATCCGGATGGTCCTGTAAGTCAAATAAACAACAGAAAAGCTGTTGATATGTTTGATTCAAAGGGAATGGATGCAGGAAGACATGGGGCTTTAAGACGTTTTATTAATATTGCTAATGAAAAATTAGAAAACCCTAAAGGTAATATTTATTATAATAAAGAAGTTAAAACACTTACTGGATTAGATAAAGTAGGTACACCTAAACCTTATAAATTAGTAACAGTTGCTGATAAAGGTTTCAGTAATTATACTAAAACTATAAATGCTACAATTGCTGAATTAGAATATATATCTAATACAGGAAGAGGCACATTAATTAAAGGTAAAGAATCTGATATTTATAAAAATTTAAGAAAAAGTGTAACCAATAGTGACACTTTAACTGCAAAACAAGCTCAAACTCTTAAAGACAAAGCTTCTAGTTTAAAAACTTGGATTACAATGAAATCTAGTACAGGAGTAAGGCAAGAAGCTTTAATGAATTTAACCGGACATAATTATGATGCTTCTGAAGGAAAAATATATGATGCTATTAAAAAATCTAGAGGAACAGAGTATATTCCTGTTTCTTATGATTTAGGAGAATATCATCAAAAAATTATGGCAAAACAAATAGGTTTAGCACAAGGAAAAAATTGGGCTGGAGGAGCTTTTTTACATCAAGCAAGAAGAATGAATCAAATGATGGAAAATATACTTCAACCAGAATTTAAAAAAAATGGAGTAGTATGGAAAGATCCATTTGGAAAACCTGCTTCTTTCAAAGCCGGTATGTTACGAAATCAATTTGCTAAAACTGTAATAAGTTTATACGGTATAGATAGAGGAAAACAACTTTTAGGGCATATTTCTCATGATACTATTTTAACACATTATGCCGGTGGAAAAGGTTTGGCTGCTTCTGATGTAGCTGAGATAAAAGCAGCAACAGGAGTGTCAGGAGTTTCTCAAGCTGGAGATTTAGATAATTATATAAAAACAGTAGTTTCTGAAGCTCAAGGAAATAACGTAATAGAAATGGGAAAAGCTCCTGGTATAGATATGACAGGTACAACTTTGGCAAATGAGCCTTCTATTGACTCTAAACAATTACAAGAAATTAAAACAAAATTATCTACAAAAAACAAAATTTTAGATATACAAGTGGCTGAAACAGTTAATGCAGTAGATACTAATATTGCACCAGATAAAATAGAAAATTATGTTGACAATGTAAACGAAGTAGTGGATAATGTACGAACAGACGATGTAATTCCTGAAAAAAAGACACCTTATAAAAAAGAATCTCTAGAATCTATAAAAGAGTTGTTTTCAAAATTTGGAAAACAAGCAAGAGAAACAGTTGGTGATATTTCAGAATATGTAGATGAAGCTGTTGATGCAGAAACAGCCCGTATGGATGCACAAGTAGAAGCTATGAAAGGTATGCCTCCCGGACAAAAGTTTTTAACAGGAGCAGCAGGTATTCTAAATTTAATACCTACTAAAAAATTAGGAACAGGAGCTGTAAAACTAGCAGGACAAATGCTTACTCCAAGCAAAGGAGCTATGGGAAGGGCTGAAATGACATTAGAATCACAATCAATGATTCCACAAGATGTAATGCAAGAAGCTAGAGCAAGAACAGAAGCTAGACAAATGCAAGAACAAATGGGTGACGTAGAACAGTCTATGTTACAAAATGAATCACTAATAGGTGATGGACAAGTAGAAGAAACAGAGGAGCAACGAATAAATCGGCAAATGATGGGAGTCGGTTTTGGTGCTTAATTTTAACAACAATAAAAGGAGGCAACTATGCCACAGGGAGTAAAAGAAGCTTACAAATCTGGCTACATTATGGGCCAAATGAGTAAACAAGGAGAAATGAATGATGCTAATGAAAGTTCATTACATCGTGAAGGATTAGATTCACACGTAATGGGTGAAAATAGTGGTGCTTTTACACAATCTGAAACATCATCTTCTGGTAAAGGCAGTGGACACACAGCACAACTAGGTATGATTATGGGTTCTTCAAAAAGCTCAGGTTAAAATATTAATAAACAAGGTATAAAAAATGAGTGATCCTGTAGACGTTTCAGATGAACTTAATCCAAATGATGCACCCGGTCTCATATCTTTAATAAAAGGTAGACAAAAAGAAGCAGAAGATGGAAGAGAAGTACATGAAGAACGATGGTTAAAAGCTTATAAAAATTTTAGAGGTATCTATGATAGTACTACACAGTATACATCTACAGAAAAATCTAAAGTATTTATAAAAATAACCAAAACTAAAGTATTGGCTGCATATGGTCAAATAGTAGATATACTATTTGCAAACAAAAAGTTTCCACTTACAGTAGAATCTACTCCTGTACCAGAAGGTATAGCAGAATATGCACATATGCAAACACCTTTAGATCAGGCAATGCCACAAGATCCATATGGTTTTGAGGGAGATGGTAGAGAATTACCACCGGGAGCTACTCAAGCTACAGATAATTTAGATTATTTAGGAGGATTAGCACCTGAGTTTGAAGGTGCACCGATAGCTGAAGGTCCATCTAAAATGGGTGAACCTCAAATATCTCCTGCTCAAGAGACAGCAAGACGTATGGAAAAGGTTATTCATGATCAACTAACAGGAACAAATGCTGTTACTACTCTTAGAAACTCTATATTTGAGTCTGTG